AACTTCCATGAAAATAGATTCAATATTTGCAAGATGCCAAGACAGACTGGCAAGTCCACTACTTGCGTATCTTATCTTTTACATTACTGTGTTTTTAACGATAGCGTTAATATTGGCATCCTAGCAAACAAAGCAGCGACTGCTAGAGAATTGTTGGGACGCTTACAAACGGCTTACGAAAACTTGCCCAAATGGATGCAGCAGGGTATACTGTCATGGAATAAAGGTTCCATGGAGCTAGAGAATGGCAGTAAGATACTGGCAGCTTCTACATCTGCAAGTGCTGTCAGAGGTATGTCGTTTAACATCATCTTCCTCGATGAGTTTGCGTTCGTTCCAAACCATATTGCTGAGTCCTTCTTTGCCTCTGTTTATCCTACTATTACTTCTGGTAAAAGCACAAAAGTAATTATGGTTTCAACGCCTCACGGCATGAACCATTTCTATAGGTATTGGCACGACGCACAAAGAAATAAAAACGAATATGTAGCTACTGAAGTCCATTGGTCTGAAGTTCCTGGTAGAGACTCAGAATGGAAACGACAAACCATTGCAAACACATCTGAACAACAGTTCAAGGTTGAGTTTGAGTGTGAGTTTCTTGGATCTGTTGATACTCTGATTAGCGTCTCTAAGTTACGCAATCTTGTTTTTGAAGATCCAATACAGAACAACGGAAAGGGTCTCGTGGTATATGAGGAACCCAAGAAGGAAAATAATTACATTATAACTGTTGATACGGCTAGAGGTATTGATCATGATTACTCCGCATTTGTAGTTTTTGATATCACACAGTTCCCATATAAAACTGTAGCAAGATATAAAAACAATGAGATCAAACCTATGCTGTTTCCAAGTATTATCTTGGATATGGCAAAGGCATATAACGAAGCCTATGTATTAGTCGAAGTCAATGATATTGGTGATCAGGTTGCGACAATTTTACAATACGATCTAGAATATGAGAATATGCTGATGTGTTCTATGAGAGGTAGAGCAGGTCAAATTGTTGGGTCTGGGTTCTCTGGTAAGAAGACACAGATGGGAGTCAGGATGACTGCTGCTGTTAAGAAGACTGGATGTTCTAACCTCAAAGCATTGGTAGAAGAAGATAAGCTCATGACAAATGATTATGATATCATTGCTGAGCTTACTACCTTTGTACAGAAGAAACAATCGTGGGAGGCAGAAGACGGTTGCCACGATGACCTTGCAATGTGTCTAGTTATATTTGCGTGGTTAGTTGCTCAGGACTACTTCCGAGAGATGACGGACAATGATGTTCGTAAAAGAATCTATGAGGAACAAAAAGATCAGATTGAACAAGACATGGCACCCTTCGGGTTTATTAGTGATGGTTTAGATGACGACATTATCACCGATAGCGATGGTACGAAGTGGACAGTAGACAAAGAGACAACATCTACATATGGTGACATGTCATATATGTGGGAGTATTATTAATGTGGACTTCACAGACGAGTTCGAGCTAGAACATTTTGTTTTTACAGAAAGGAAGTGTAGGACTTGTCGCAAGACAAAAGATCTTGTCTCGGACTTTTATAAGATAAGAAAAACTAGCGGTCCATCATCCTATTCTTACGAGTGCAAAGAATGCACTAAAAATAGAATCCGAAAAACTAGAAAATCAGGCAAATCTTCACAATGGGAATATCCTGACTGGTAGTGTGTTCATGCACTGTTTCCCATCTGAAAAGAAGCCTTTCCATAAATATTTTTAGATTATTTGGATTCTAAAGGAGTTAAAGATGCCGCTCAATTTAGCATCTCCTGGAATTGTCGTTAAGGAAGTTGACCTTACCAATGGCAGAGTAGATCCCTCATCTACACTTGCTGGTGGTCTGGTTGCTCCTTTCGCCAAAGGTCCAGTAGAAGAACCCACCCTTATTCAAACCGAAGCGGAGCTCCTCGATACTTTCGGATCTCCCTATAAGGACAGCAACCACTACGAATACTGGCTCACCGCAACCTCGTATCTGGCATACGGCGGTGTACTCAGAGTTGTAAGATCTGACGAAGCTTCAATGGCAAATGCGTTTGCAGGATCTGCAAGCAGCATCAGAATTAAGAGCGACGAAGATTATATCAACAAAGGTTACGCAGAGAACACTGTTTCTAATGTAGTCTTTGCAGCTAAGAACCCTGGTAGTTGGGGCAACAGTCTTAAAGTTTCTGCAATCGACGGTCTTGCTGATCAGATTCTGACAGGTATCGATACAACCGCAGTTCTTGGATTCTCCTCAACAGGACTTGGTGCTGTTGCTGGATTTGAAGATGGTCTTGCCGAAGTCAACTTGTCAGTTGGTCTTGGTGTTACCCAAGCAGTCCCAGCTAATACAGTTATTGCTGGTGCTGGTTCTACTTCAGTTCTCGATGGTTTCCTCAAAGGCGTAATCACTGAGGTTGGTGCAGGACAAGTTTCTGTCAAACTGGTTTCTCATGTTAGCGCAGCTGGCACTGAAACTAAAGTAGATTACACTCCTGGTGGCGTTTACGCTTTCCAGAACAGTGGCACCTCTAGTGCTGGTCTTCACCTCCATGTTCAGACTGACACTGGTAGAGGTTGGGTAGCAGGTAATGTTTCCTACGGTTCGTCCTTTGGTAGCAGTGATTTCCTTAACGCTCTGACTGCTGCTGGTATCGGTACTACCGATTCTCGCTGGACTTCTGCAGTAGCATTTGCTCCTGGCACACTTTCTTACACTGGTGAGAAGGACTGGTTCGATAATCAGTGGATCACTCTGAACGATGGTCAGAAGGTCTACTGGAATACTCTTGCTGATAGACCTGGAACTTCTGCTTATGCTGCAGAAAGAAACTCCAGAAATGACGAGATTCACATTGTTGTACACGACGATCTCGGTAAAGTATCTGGCAATGCTGGCACTCTTCTCGACAAGTTTGTAGCAACATCGAAAGCAAAAGATGCCATCTACTCTGTAGGTGATGCCTCTTACTGGAGAAAGGTTCTTCAGGTAGCAAGCCCCAACATCTTCGGTGGTGGAGCTCCTGCTGGAATCGTAACAACGGTTCTCGATGCTGACTTCGATCCCGTAGGTGATACTGGTTGGGATCAAAATACAGAGAATGTTTCTTTCGCTGCTATCGGTAACTATTCAGCAAGTCTTACTGGTGGTGCTGATTACGGCGGTGCTACTGCTATCGGTTCTACTGATTCCCTCAAGGTCAACATTGGAGATCTCTCTGCTGGATACGATCTTCTGAAGAATAAGGATCAATACGAATTAGACTTCTTGCTCATGGGCTCTGGTGCTCATGGTAAGGAAGAAACACAAGCACTTGCAAACAAACTGATTGCAGTTGCTGAATATAGAAAGGATTGTATCGCTTGCATCTCTCCTCACAGACAAGCATTCTTGGCTTCCTCTGGTGACGGTGAGGATCTGGTACTGAATTCTGATACTGTTACATCTAATGTAATTAGTTTCTACTCCGCTATTACATCGTCTTCTTACGCTATCTTCGATAGTGGTTACAAGTACATGTATGATCGGTTCGGCAGACAGTTCCGCTATGTTCCTATGAACGGTGACATGGCAGGTCTCTGCGCTAGAAACGATATCAACAACTTCCCCTGGTTCTCACCAGGTGGCACAGTTAGAGGTGGTATCCTGAATGCAGTTAAGCTTGCATACACCCCCGATCAACAAGAGCGTGACAAACTCTATTCTAATAGAGTTAACCCTGTAATCTTCTCGCCTGGTGCAGGTATCATCCTCTTTGGTGATAAGACTGGTTTAGGTAGATCTTCTGCCTTTGATAGAATCAATGTTCGTCGTCTGTTTATCTACTTGGAGAAAGCAATCGCTGCTGCTGCAAGAGATCAACTCTTTGAATTCAACGATGAAATTACGAGAATTAATTTCCTCAACATCGTAGAACCATTCCTTAGGGATGTTCAGTCCAAGAGAGGTATCACAGACTTCGTGGTTGTTTGCGACGAGACAAACAACACTGCTGCGGTCATTGATAATAACGAATTCGTTGCTGACATCTTCGTCAAGCCCAACAGATCGATTAACTTCATCGGTCTGACCTTCGTTGCTACCCGCACGGGTATCAGCTTTGAAGAAGTTATTGGTCGAGTTTGATCGCTTAATAACTAACTCTTAGAGGAAAAAACAATGCCCATTAATCAACAGAATCCCCCAAAGACTGCAAATAGGACTATTGATAAATTCAAGTCCAGAATCAGTGGTGGTATTGCAAGACCTAATCTCTTTGAAGTTGTTCTTGCAACACCCGATGGTGTCGTTGACACCAATGTAAATGATTTTGGTATCAAGAGTAGATTCTTAGTCAAGGCTGCAGCACTTCCCGCTTCAAACATTGCACCTATCAGTGTTCCCTTCAGAGGTCGCACACTGAAAATTGCTGGTGATAGAACTTTCGATGAGTGGACTGTAACAGTTATCAATGACACCGACTTTGCGATCCGTTCTTCCATGGAAAGATGGATGAACTCTATTGCTAAGGTATCTGATAACTCTGGTCTTACAAATCCTGAGGACTACATCAAAGACCTCAAGATCTACCAGTTAGGTAGAGCTGAAGTTGCTCAGAATACTCAAGCATCTGAGACCGATATGCCAATCCTGAGAACTTATAAGTTCCATGGTTGCTTCCCGACAAATGTCTCCCAGTTGGATCTTTCCTACGATCAGGCAGATGCTCTGGAAGAGTTCACAGTTACCTTCCAAGTTCAATGGTGGGAAGCTGACGGTAACGGCGGTTCGGTATATTGATAAATAGTCCTATTAAAGGACTTCACTTAGTATAATGACGAAACTATTTGGTTTCTCAATTGAGGACGGAGAAAAGAATCCTAAAGGCGTAGTCAGCCCTATTCCCCCGCAAGGAGAGAATGGGGTTGACTATTATATTCAGGGAGGATTTTCTAGTCAGGTTGTAGATATTGAGGGTATCTACAAGAATGAGCATGAGCTTATAAAAAGATATAGGGAGATGGCATTGCATCCCGAGGTGGATAATGCTATCGAAGATGTAGTAAATGAAGCTATCGTATCAGATACAAATGATTCTCCTGTAGAGATTGATCTGGAGAACCTGAACGCTAGCGATGCTATCAAAACAATTATCCGTAAAGAATTTAAACATATTAAAGATCTTTTAGATTTTGACACGAAGTCACATGAGATCTTTAGAAACTGGTATATTGACGGAAGACTCTATTATAACAAAGTAATTGATCTTGAGAATCCTCAAGAAGGTTTGCAAGAACTGAGATATATCGATCCTCTCAAGATGCGTTATGTACGCAAAGAGAAGAAGAAAGACGAGAGAGCGGATCTGTTTAGACAGACTAATGTTCATGAATCTCAGAAGGTATACTTCCCTGAGATTGAAGAGTATTTCATGTATACTCCAAAACCTCAATACCCAACAAACATTGCTGCCCCTGGTGGTGGCACTGCAATGAAGGGTGTGAAGATGGCAAAAGATGCCATCACATATTGTACTTCTGGTCTTGTAGATAGAAATAAAGGTGTAGGATTATCTTACTTACACAAAGCAATTAAGTCTCTCAATCAGCTTCGTATGATTGAAGACTCGCTTGTTATCTACAGATTGTCTCGCGCACCTGAGCGTAGAATTTTCTACATTGATGTTGGTAATCTGCCTAAGGTAAAAGCAGAGCAATATCTGCGTGATGTCATGATGCGCTACCGCAATAAGTTGGTCTATGATTCCAACAGCGGTGAGATTCGTGACGATAAAAAGATGATGAGTATGCTGGAAGACTTCTGGTTACCTCGTCGTGAAGGTGGTCGTGGTACAGAAATTACCACACTACCTGGTGGTCAGAATCTTGGAGAGCTTGCTGACATTGAGTATTTCCAGTCGAAACTTTACAGATCTCTTGGTGTACCTGAGTCTAGAATCGCTGGTTCTGGTGATGGTTTCAACCTTGGTCGTTCCAGTGAGATCTTAAGAGATGAACTTAAGTTCTCTAAGTTTGTTGGTCGTCTCCGCAAGAGATTCAGCAACATCTTCTTAGATATGTTGAAGAGTCAACTGCTTCTTAAGAATATTGTTACTCCCCAAGACTGGGAAGTAATGTCTGAGCATATTCAGTTTGACTTTATCTACGACAACCATTTCGCAGAACTCAAAGATAAGGAACTGATGGAAGGTCGTCTTGGTCTTCTTGGTATGATTGAACCTTATGTTGGTCGTTACTATTCAACAGAATATGTAAGAAGACAGGTTCTTCGTCAGAGAGATGCAGAGATTGCTGAGATCGATGTTCAGATCGAAAATGAAATTGCATCTGGTGTAATTCCTGATCCAAATCAGCAAATGCTTGAGATGGAAGCAATGGCTGCAGCGGATCCGATGCTGCAAGGACAGGAAGATCCCGCCGCGCTTCCACCAGCTCAAGCTCCTAATCCGCAGAACGCAGAACCACCTCAAGGACAGGGCGAGATATAAATAAGTTTATACCATTGATTATTGATAGATGGAAGAGCTCATTAATATGATTGCGACGGATTCGTCCGCCGTAGATATCAGCGACCAGATCAAGGATCTGCTGTATACGCGAGCTGCTAGCAAAGTAGATGCTATGCGTCCCGATGCTGCAGCAAGTCTCTTTGGCGCAGATGAACAAGAAACTCAGGACCCAGAATAATGGCAAGAACATTACTAAAAGGTGCAGAGGCAGCTCTGCCTACAACCACTGGTGCTGCTGTTAGTTTCAGTGAGGCAACTGTTGTCCGTTTGGTCAACACTCACACAAGTGCTCACTTAGTTACACTTGTCGAAACTAGAAGTGGAGACACCGTAGGTTCTTTTACGATGCCTGCAGGTTCTGTTGAATTTCTTGAAAAGCAACCGACTCAATGCGTGTTTGCCGCTAACGCTGGCGTAAAGGGTTCCAAAGTAGGATTTACAGGCTAATCAAATGAAACTGATCACGGAAGAAATCGAACAGGTCGAACTTATCGTTGAAGAACGCAACGGTAAGAAGTCTATGTATATTGAAGGTGTATTCCTGCAGGGTGACATCAAGAACCGAAATGGTCGGATGTATCCTATGGATACCCTTCGTAGAGAAGTAGGTCGTTACAACGAAAGTTTTGTCAACAAAGGCAGAGCTCTAGGAGAACTTGGTCACCCTGAGGGACCTACTCTTAACTTGGATCGTGTCTCCCATAAGATTACTTCTCTCAGAGAAGAGGGAACTAATTTTGTTGGTAAGGCAAAGATCCTTAACACTCCCATGGGTAAGATTGCACAAAATCTTATCGATGAGGGTGTCAAGTTGGGTGTTTCTTCTCGTGGTCTTGGATCACTTGCCGTTAACGAGAATGGCATCAAAGTTGTTTCTGATGACTTTATGCTTGCAACCGCTGCTGATATTGTCGCTGATCCCTCCGCGCCTGATGCTTTTGTTGAAGGAATTATGGAAGGAAAAGATTGGGTAATGGATGGTGGTATTGTCCGCGAACGACTCGTAGAAAAGACTTACAAGCAAATTAATACCCTCGTAGACCAGAGAGCACTGCAGGAACAGAAGCTTGCTCTGTTCAATAAGTTCCTCTCAAGTCTCTAATTTATAAATAAATATAGATTATATCAACGATTATAATCGGAGAGTTCACCAATGTCCGCTAAGGAATTACAAGAAATGGAAAATCCTGTAACAAGGGGTGCGAAGGCTGGCGAGGGAATGCCCAAGCTTGCTGATCCTGGAGCTGGTCTCGGTGGTGTAGAAGATTTAGGTGGTCCTACCCCTGATAACTACAGACCCGACGACGACTCCGCGAAATTCGCAGAACCCAAAGTCAAAACTGTAAGAGATGTCGTCAACCGTGGCGCTAAAGCTGCTGAACCTATGCAAAGTCTTTCTGCTGGCGATCAAGTAGAAATCGAAGACGAGCAAGAGGTTGTTGCTGAAGCACCTGCTACGGAAGAAGAAGTTGTCGAAGAGGCACCTTCTATCGATATCGAAGAAGATCTTTCCGCACTCTTTGGCGGCGAAGAACTTTCCGAAGAGTTCCAGAACAAAGCTCGCACAATCTTTGAGGCAGTTGTTACCGCTAAGGTCACTGCTGTCCAAGAAGAGATGGCTGCTCAATACGAAGCAACTCTTTCTGAGCACCTTGAGGAAGTAAAGACTGAGCTCGTTGAGCGAGTCGATGCTTATCTTGAGTATGTCTCTGAAGAGTGGGTAACTGAGAACAAGATCGAAGTAGAGCACGGTCTCAAGACCGAAATGACCGAATCGTTCCTGCAAGGAATGAAGGGTCTTTTTGAAGATCATTATGTACACATCCCTGAAGAAAAATATGATGTCCTGGAGAACATGGTCTCCAAACTTGATGAAATGGAAGCCAGACTTAACGAACAGATCGAGTCTAACATTTCTCTTAACAAGCGCCTTGGCGAAACTACAGCAGATGGAATTTTCCGTGAAGTAACCGAGGGACTGGCTGTTACACAAAAAGAGAAACTGTACGCACTGTCTGAAGGTGTTGAGTTTGAGGGTGAAGAATCGTATCGCGAGAAGCTTGTAACACTGAAGGAATCTTATTTCCCCAGTGACCCTGCAAAAGCTCCCGCAAAAACTGAAACGCTCTCTGAGGGCGTAGAAGCAGGTGGCGTAGATGTCTCTGGCTCTATGCAGTCCTACCTGAAAGCTCTTGGAACAGCTCAACAGTAATCCACAAGCAACACACTTAACTTCCTCTAATGTATAACGCACAACAATTAATGGAGAAGTGGAGTCCGCTTCTCGACGCCGAAGGCGTAGATCCCATTAAGGACTCACATAGACGCGCTACAACTGCCGTTCTCCTTGAGAACCAAGAGCGTTTCCTCAAAGAAGAAGCTGCTTTCGCTAGCGGCAACGGTATGCTGACTGAGGCTGCCCCTACCAACTCTGGTAACGCTGTAGGCGCTTCTGGCGCTTTCGGTGCTGACTCTGCCTCTGCTGGTCCTACCGCTGGTTTCGACCCCGTTCTGATCTCTCTGATCAGACGCTCCATGCCTAACCTGGTCGCTTATGAGCTGGCTGGCGTTCAACCGATGAACGGTCCTACTGGACTGATCTTCGCAATGCGCTCCCGCTACACCAACCAGTCTGGCACCGAGGCATTCTTCAACGAGCCCGATTCCGCATTCTCTGCGAACAAGGCAGGCACCAACATCGGTCAAGCAACCCAAGGTGACTACACCGATGCTACCGATGACGACGGCACCGTTGGTTTCGGTTCTACTGGTACTCAGCGTGGTACTAACCCCGCTATCCTGGAAGGCACTGCTTCCGACGCTGTACAAGCTCAGTATTCGCTGGGTCAAGGTATGGCAACTGGCGACTCTGAGGCACTCGGAGACGGCAGCAATGGCGACTTCAACGAGATGGCATTCTCCATCGAGAAGGTCACCGTTACCGCCAAGTCCCGTGCTCTGAAAGCAGAGTACAGCATGGAACTGGCACAAGACCTTCGTGCTATCCACGGTCTTAACGCTGAAGCAGAACTTGCTAACATCCTGTCTAGCGAGATTCTTGCTGAGATCAACCGCGAGGTTATCCGTACCATCTACAAGACTGCTGAAGCTGGTTCACAGGTCAATGTTGCCAACGCTGGTTTCTTCGACCTGGATGTTGACTCCAACGGTCGCTGGAGCGTTGAGAAGTTCAAGGGTCTCCTGTTCAACATCGAGAGAGATGCAAACCGCATCGCCCAAAGAACTCGTAGAGGGAAGGGCAACATCATCATGACTTCTGCTGATGTCGCTTCTGCTCTGACCATGGCTGGTGTACTCGACTACACCCCTGCCCTGAACGCCAACCTCCAAGTTGACGACACTGGTAATACCTTCGCTGGTACTATCAACGGTAAGTACAGAGTCTATATCGATCCCTTCTCTGCCAACAGTGCTGCTAACCAGTACTATGTTGTCGGTTACAAGGGCACCAGCCCCTATGACGCTGGTCTCTTCTACTGCCCCTATGTACCCCTCCAGATGGTACGCGCCGTCAACGACGGCACCTTCCAGCCGAAAATTGGCTTCAAGACCCGCTACGGTCTTGTCTCCAACCCCTACGCTGAAGGCACCACTCAGGGTCTTGGTCGCATCACTTCCAACAGCAACCGCTACTATCAGCGTACTGTTGTTAAGAACCTCATGTGATTCATACTTAACATACTTAACTCTGAGATCCCTTCGGGGATCTCTTTTTTTATGTAAATTATTAACAGCATTCATTAAGTTAGCATACGCTGACTAAATAATATCAGAATGGAAAGACCTATGCTCTGAAACCTTCCCTATATTATACCCCCTGTAGAATTAGGTGAACGAAATGCACAATCTATTATCCCGCGCCCAGCTCGAAGAGTGGAGGCACTTTGAAGACGAAGCAGATGATATGGTAAACGACTACTTTGAATGTTTAATCGAGTGTGAATCTGACAATGCAGCGGAGTGCAGAAGGATTTGCAAGGAGGTGTTTATGTGATAGAATACTATTTCCGTGTGAAGGAAGTGGAGGGGACCGAAAGGTCCCTTTTTTTTGTCTAAATACTTAAAAAGACTCACCATGAAGAGCTTTAAAGAATTTATGGAGCAGGCGAATAATATTCGCAACTTAGGTGATTACTACACCACCAAAGAAGGTGGTAGACGAAGAATTAAAAAGAAAGATATACCACCTCCGTTCGACGACCCCCTGATGTAATATGAAAAGCTTCAAACAATTCAGAGAAGATTACTACAAGATCCCTGGGTTGAAACCCATGCCTCAGAATAAAGAGCTACCCAAACCAGACAAGAAAACACCTGACTGGGTGAAGAGACAGGTTGGTAGAAATCCAAGAAAACCATCTGATCCGTTCTTCTATCAAAAATAATGGCATCGTATAATTTTTTAAGTAAGCAAGTAGAAAATAAAAACTACTTGTCACCTGTTGGATTCAAATTTAATTTGACGAAGACTCCTAAGGTTGACTTCTTTTCCAACAGCGCAAAAATCCCAGGCATCACTCTTGGTGGAGCTAAGGTAGGAAACTATCTCAAAGCAATTGATGTACCTGGAGATAATATTGAGTTTGAGGATCTGACTCTTCAGTTCATTGTAGATGAAGATCTAGAGAACTATATGGAGATCCATAACTGGATCTATGGTCTTGGGTATCCCGATAGTGTAGAACAATTTCAAGATCTGATTACCAAAGAAGATGGAGCAAAAGATTATAAAGAGCAATATTGTGATGGAACTCTTGCTATATTGAATAGTAATTTCAATGTGAGCGCACGGGTAAAATTTAGAGATTTATATCCAACTGCATTGTCAGCACTTGAATTTACAGCGTCAGATCAGGATTATACATACTTTACAGCGACCGCGACATTTAAGTACTTAATTTATACCATCGAAGTGGAAACTTAATTTATGGATCTTGAAACTATACAAAGTATGTGGGTCAAAGACTCACAGATTGACCAAGATAATCTACACGACGAAGCATCTAAAATACCATCTCTACATGCAAAGTATTTTGAGATGTACAACAACATCAAGTTGTTGAGAGAAAGAGCTTACACACAGGAATCAAAAGTAAAGTTAGACAGGCACTCATATTACACTGGTAAAGCAGATCCAGAGGTATATGAGAAAGATCCTTTTCCATACAAAGTAAGAGAAAAAGAAGCTCTCCAAAGATACATGGGGGCGGATGAGCGTGTGCAATCAATTACTTTGAAGATAAAGTATTACGATGTCATGCTTACTTACCTAGAAGATATCATCAAGCAAGTGAACAACAGGAGTTATATGATCAAGAACATTATTGACTGGCATATCTTTAGGGCAGGCTGATGACGAAAGTCGTTATATCGAAGAAGAACGAAGTCTTCTTGAAGATTGATTCGGAACCGCATGTATATCAAGAGTTGTCAGAACACTTCTCTTTTGATATCGAAGGCGCTAAGTATATGAACCAGTATCGAAAACGATATTGGGACGGAAAGATACGATTGTTTTCAACACATACTAGAGAGTTATATGTTGGATTACTTGACAAGCTCGTATCTTTTTGTAAGAGATATAATTATGAATATCAATTTGTAGACAATAAATTCTATGGAACTCCATATGAGGAGAATGATTTTATCTCATATGAAGGTGTAAAAGATTATATGAATGCTATCTCTAAGCATTCTCCTCGCGACTATCAAGTTTCGGGAGTATACGATGCTCTAAGACACAATAGAAGGTTAGTAATAAGTCCGACTGCATCTGGAAAATCGCTGATGATTTACGCACTAGTGAGATATTATACAGAACGCAAAGAAAATACCCTTCTAATTGTTCCCACGACATCTCTAGTAGAGCAGATGCATAAGGACTTTGAGGATTATGGTTGGAATGCGGATGCATTTTGTCACAAAATCTACGCGGGCAGAGAGCGAGAGGCGAAAGCACCTGTAGTGATTACGACCTGGCAATCTATCTATAAACTTGAGAAGAGTTACTTTGAAAGATTTAATTGTGTCATTGGAGATGAGGCACATTTATTCAAAGCAAAATCTCTAACACAGATTATGACCAAGCTGCATGATGCAAAATATAGATTTGGTTTTACTGGAACTCTAGATGGAACACAAACTCATAAGTGGGTGTTAGAAGGACTCTTTGGACCATCATATAAATTGGTTCGTACTGAAGAGTTGATGAATAAAGGATATTTGGCAAAACTAAACTCGAAGATTATTCTACTACAACATGATCCTAGAGAGTTTGTTTCTTATCAAGAAGAAATAGACTATTTGATATCACATCAACAACGAAATAACTTTATTAAGAACTTAGCAATTGATCTAGAAGGTAACACTCTTGTTCTTTTTTCTAGGGTTGCTGACCATGGAGAGATACTTTTCGATTTGATAAATACCAATGTTACCAAAGATAGAAAGGTTTTCTTCGTACACGGTGGTGTCGATGTAGAGGATCGGGAGAAAGCTAGATCTATCATTGAAAGCGAAAAAAACTCTATTATTGTTGCCTCTTACGGCACATTCAGCACAGGCATTAACATTAAAAACTTACATAATGTAATTTTTGCCTCACCATCAAAATCAAGGATCCGAAATCTGCAGTCAATCGGGAGAGTGCTTAGGAAATCCAATAACAAGTTTAGTGCTACTCTTTACGATATTGCTGACGATTGTACATATAACAAGAAAAGGAACTACACCTTGAATCACATGATTGAAAGAATTAAAATTTACAATGAAGAGAATTTCAATTATGAGCTGATACAAGTCAATCTAAGGAAAAAGTTATGAATGAAGAATTTTACTCTAGTATTAAACTAGTCTCTGGAGAAGAGATCTTTGCAATCACTAGCACAGATGATGAACATCCAGACACATTGATCTTATCTGATCCAGTATGTATTGAAACAATTCATGGTCCTCGCGGATCGTTCGTAAGAGTTGAACCATGGATGCATATTCCAGATGACAATTTTTACTTTGTCAAGATGGACAAAGTTATAACCATGACAGAAGTTGAAATGGATCATGACATGGTTGAATACTATACAAATTATTTAATTGAACAAGCTGAAGAAAAAGCAATCGGTGGAACAGTTGCCAAGGGCGGTAGAAAAGTAAAACCCACAAAGACGATGGGTTACCTAGGTAATGTAGACCAAGCAAAAGAAAAACTAGAGCAATGTCTTGCCCTAGAAATGGATCCCAAAGCAGGGATTGCTACTCATGTTTAAATAATAAAGCTACTGTAGCTACAACCTTCTGAACTCTGACAGAGTTATTCTACTCATAGTTTGCATATCTGTCAAGTGTGCTATAATAGTATCAAGACTTATTCAAGATATGCCTAAGAAGAGATCTGACCATTATGTCAATAACAAAGAGTTGCTAGATGCAATGATTCGTTATCGTGCTAGTGTAGCTAGAGCGAAAGAAAATGGTGAGACTCCCCCTCCCATCAGTAATTATCTTGGAGATTGCTTTCTGAAGATTGCAACTCACTTATCATATAAACCTAACTTCGTCAATTATATGTTCCGTGAGGATATGATTGGCGATGGTATTGAGAACTGCGTACAATATATACATAACTTTGATCCTGAAAAATCTAATAACCCGTTTGCTTATTTTACTCAAATCATCTACTACGCTTTCCTTCGTCGGATCCAGAAGGAGAAAAAGCAGCTAGAAATTAAAACCAAGATCATTGAAAAGACTGGATATGATCAGGTCATGGTTGTTGAAGATGGTGCTAACGGAAAGACTAGTGACTATAATACCATGAAGGATAACATTCACTACAGGACATCACGATGACAGATCAAGAACGCCTTAGTAAACAAGTAGAACAATCTAATCCATGCCGTGACGACTCCGATAGGGGCTACTGGCGTAAGAGACTTCGTGAACTGGAACAGCAGAATGAAAATAGCAATAATCACTGATCAACATTTCGGAGTTAGAAAAGGAAGTATTCACTTCCACAACTACTTCTTGAAATTTTATAATGACATTTTTTTTCCTACGCTTGCTGCTGAGGGTATCACAACTATTATCGATATGGGCGATACTTTCGACAATCGTCGGAACATTGATTTCTGGTCTCTCAAATGGGCTAAAGAGAATTACTATGATCGTCTCCGCGATATGGGGATCACTGTCTATACTGTGGTGGGTAATCACACTGCCTATTACAAAAATAACAACTCAATCAATACAATTGATCTACTCTTACGAGAGTATGATAATATTATTCCTATCGTAAACTCAGCAGAGCATACAATTGGAGGAACCAAGTTCCTCTTTCTCTCTTGGATGAACAAAGAGAATGAAGATTCTATGATCAAAAAGATCAAGAAGAGTGATGCAAAGGTTGCAGTTGGTCATCTTGAGTTGAATGGATTCGCAGCTTACCGTGGATTCATGCAAGATCGTGGATATGATGCAGATATTCTACGCAAGTTTGATCGTGTCTTCAGTGGTCATTATCACACTCGCAGTGATGACGGAAAGATTTTCTACTTGGGAAATCCATATGAGATGTATTGGAATGATGTGAATGATCCCAGAGGATTCCATCTGTTTGATACAGAAACATATGAGTTGACATCTATCGACAATCCGTATAAGATGTTCTATAATGTCTATTACGAAGACACGCCACATCAACTCTTCAATGCATCAGAATATAGTGGCAAAATCGTAAAAGTAATTGTAAAGAAAAAATCCAAACCAAAAGACTTTGAAAAGTTTATCGATAAACTCTATTCATCTGGAGTTGAAGAACTCAAGATTGTAGAAAACTTTGATTATAACAATGGTTGGGTTGACTCTGAAGATTTTGAGGTAACAGAGGAAGAGAATACTGTATCAATTCTACACAGATACATAGAAGAATCAGAAGTAGATCTTGATAAATCTAAGGTCAAAAACATTTTTGGTTCTCTCTACTCTAAAGCTTGCGAATTTGAGTGATGTTTCTTTTAACAGAAGAAGACAAGAAGACCGAAGGGGCATATGCGGTCAAAGATCGTAACGGTGAAAAAGTCTTATTCATGTTTTCAGAAGAAGATGATGCACTCAGGTATGCTCTACAATTAGAAGATGAACATGGTACTAAAATGAGTACCATTGAAGTCGAAGAAGACCTTGCTATAAAGGCTTGTGAGATGTACAACTACAAGTACACTATCATTACGCCTGATGATATCGTGATTCCTCCCACTAAAGATGATAACATTTGAAAGCGTTCGTTGGAAAAACTTTTTATCTACAGGTGATCAGTGGACAGAGATTAATTTAAAAAAATCTTCTACAACGCTTGTTATCGGCACTAACGGTGCAGGGAAATCGACTATGCTCGATGCCCTGTGCTTTGTTTTGTTTAATAAACCATATAGAAAGATCAATAAACCTCAGTTAGTTAATATGACTAACGAGAAAGGTTGTCTTGTAGAAGTAAAATTTACTGCTAATAATAGAAACTATCTCGTCAGGAGAGGTATCAAACCCAATGTGTTTGATATTGAGATCAATGGTGAGATGAGAAATAAAGAAGCTGATGATAGATCTAATCAGAAAGTTTTAGAAGAACAAATCCTCAAACTTAATTTCAAATCATTCACACAGATTGTTATCCTGGGTAGCAGTAACTTCATCCCCTTCATGCAACTGTCCCAGGCGCACCGTAGAGAGGTCATTGAGGACCTTCTGGACATTCGTATCTTCTCTGCTATGAACAACCTCGTCAAGGAGGAGATAAGGCAGCTCAAGGATGTCATCAAAAATCTTACCTTTAAGAAAGATACTACCAAAGATAAGGTTAAGATGCAAGAAGGATTTATTGAGGAGTTAGAAAATAGACATAAGTCTACTATAGAGAAGAACAAAGGTTCTATTGAGACTCTTGATCTTGAAGTTGATAAACTTCTCAAGGAGAATAATTCCTTAGAAGAAAAGATAAATGTATGTCAGGAAGACCTGAAAAACTACGAAGGAGCATCAAAAACTCTTAGAGAACTTGGTAGCCTAAAAGGCAAAATCTCTCAGAAAGTATCTACCATTACTAAAGAACATAAGTTCTTTACTCAGAATACGGTATGCCCCACTTGTACACAATCAATTGACGAAGAGTTTAGACTAAATAAAATTGAAGACGCTCAATCTAAGGCAAAGGAGCTCAGAGAAGGTTACGAAAAACTGGAGGAGTCGATACAATTACAAGAAGAAAAAGAGCGTCTTTTAAAATCCACCACTCAGGAGATTACTAAACTAACGCATGAAATTTCTCAAAACAGTTTACGGATTTCTGGATATCAGAAACAGGCAAGAGATCTACAACATGAAATTCAAACTCTTACCAGTCAGCTATCAAACAGAAATTCTGAACACGAGAAATTAGAAGGGTTTAGAAACGATCTCCAAAAAATCTTTGAACAACTAGCAGATAAAAAAGAGGAAGTAAAATACAGAGACTTTGCATACTCTCTCCTGAAAGATGGAGGCGTTAAGACAAAGATTATCAAAAAGTACTTACCTTTTATTAATCTACAAGTTAATCGATATCTGCAGATGATGGACTTTTACATCAACTTGCATCTCGACGAAGAATTTGCGGAGACAGTTAAGAACCCCATTCAAGATAAGTTCTCGTACTCGTCGTTTTCGGAGGGAGAAAAAATGAGAATCGACCTAGCTCTTCTCTTCGCTTGGAGAGAAGTTGCTAGGTTCAAGAACTCGGCAAATACGAACCTGCTTATCTTGGATGAAGTGTTTGATAGTTCTCTAGATACTGTGGGTACAGAAGAGTTTGGTAAGATTATTAGATTTGTAATCAAAGATTCAAATACCTTTGTTATCTCACACAAGAGCGATATGCTCGACAAGTTTAACAATGTAATAGAGTTTACCAAGAAAGGTGGATTCTCTTACATGAACGAAAAGACTTCCGTAAGCGGATAGTAGACAGTTTAAGAAGTGTCTACTACTGACCCTCGACCACCATCGGGGGTTTTATAATGTGTACATACACACGACGATAACAAATGCTTCACGAAATCAAAGGAAAGCTTGCCAAACTTCTCGCTACTGAGAATTTGATTATCGAGCACCGTAATGTGGAGACTGCCCAGTTCGATGTGGTCCGTAGGGTATTGACCCTCCCCGTCTGGCAGATCCAGTCCGAAGATGTATATGATTTGTTGGTTGCTCACGAAGTCGGTCATGCTCTGTATACTGATGATCGCGAGTGGAACAAAGTAGATGAGTGGAAAGATATCCCCAGGTCTTATGTGAACATCACTGAGGATGCTCGCATTGAGAAGTTGATGAAGCGTCGTTACGCTGGTTTGAACAAGACCTTCTATCGTGGATACAACACCCTTCATGATCAGGACTTCTTTGAACTTCAGGGAGAGGACCTTGATAACTTCTCTCTTCCCGATCGTATTAATCTTCACTTCAAGGTTGGTAGTTATCTGAATATCGACTTCACTGAAGAGGAGCTTGAGATTGTCAAACTGGTTTCTGATGCAGAGACTTTTGATGATGCTATCAACGCTGCTCTAGTTCTCCACGAATTTATTCAAAAGAATAAGCAAGAGATGCAGGAAGAGAGACCTATCCAAATTCAGACTAAGAACACCATGGAAGGTGGTGAAGGAGAACTGGAAGATATTCAAGAAGAGAAGGAGTGGCCAACCGATGATGATCCTGAGGAGCGTGAAACTCATGAGCAGGACGATCCTGCCCACCTAGATGTTCCTAGTTATGAGCATGATACTGATGAGCATCCTGAGGAAGAGGCACAGACTGTCAAAGCTCTTGATCAAAATCTTAGGAATATTGCTTCCAAACAAGACGAAGATATTGTATATCTGAATCATGGTAAGATTGATTTGAAGCACATTATTGCTGAAAACAAATTTATCCATGACTACGCTGAGAGTTATTGGGCAGAGTTTCAAGACAAATGGACTCCCGATTACTTTGATACGATTGATGGTGAATATAAAAAGTTCAAGAGAGATGCACAAAAAGAAGTAAACTATCTTGTAAAAGAATTTGAGTGTAAGAAGTCTGCAAGTAACTATGCTCGTGCTACTACTAGCAGGACTGGAGTTCTTGACATGTCTAAACTCCACACCTACAAGTACAATGAAGATCTATTCAAGAAGGTTACTGTTATTCCTGATGGTAAGAACCATGGTCTAATCTTTGTTCTTGATTGGTCTGGCTCTATGGCACATGTTCTGCAGAACACTATCAAACAACTCTACAATCTTGTTTGGTTCTGCCGTAAGGTCAATATTCCATACGATGTATATGCCTTCACTAATGAGTGGCATTATCGTTCCGAACAAATTCCTTATATTGAAAAGCAAAAGGATACGATTCACATCACTGATGACTTTGCTATGATGAATCTTCTGACTAGCAAGGTCAATACTAAAGAGTGTGAGAGGCAACTGAGGAATCTCTGGCGTATCGCATGGTCTTATTCAAATGGTTGGGGTATTGCACCTCCCCGTATGGGTCTCTCAGGAACTCCTTTGAATGAAGCTATCTTGACACTTCATGAAATCATTCCCGATTTTAAGAAGAGGTTCAATGTAGAAAAGGTCAACTGTGTTATTCTGACTGATGGTGAGGCAAATCCTTGTTCTAGACTCGCTGTTGTTAAGCGTGACTGGGAGAATGATCCAGTAATTCGCTGTCGCCGTATCCATGATCAGACATTCTTGCGTAATAAGAAAACTGGTAGCACTATTCGTTTGACTGGTATCTGGTATCTCTTCACCAAGATTCTCCTTGATGACCTGAAAGAAACATTCCCAGAGGTAAACTTTATTGGTTTCCGTGTTATGGATGGTGGTCTCTCTAGTATGCTGTCAACATACATTCCAGATTTTGATACTCGTGAGAAAGCTCGCAAGCAATGGAAGTCAGAGAGGTCATTCTCTATTAAAGATATGGGATATGATACCTACTTCGTTCTGGCAGCAACGGCACTGTCAACTTCTGTTGATTTTGAAGTAGACGAAGAGGCAACTAAGGCTCAAATCAAGAACGCATTTAAGAAGTCTCTCTCAAGTAAGAAGACGAACAAGCGTGTTCTGTCTGAATTCGTTGAATTGGTCGCTTGAGAAAGTGTCCACTCCGCGTCTGACACCCCAGTTTTGACGCTATAATGACTACATAACAAAGAACAAACCAATGCCTTTTGAAGCTAAAGTGAATCCTCAATCACTCCTTGACAATCTTCGTGATCTCTACGGTTCTAAAATTACCGCTGCAGACATCAAAGCATACTGTGCTCAGCATGATGTAACCTATCAGACTGTTACTAAATATCTTCTGCCATACAAGAAAGGCATTGGCAAGTGGAACCTTACCGTTACTCAGCAATTGGAGAAGAATTACGAAGCTCCTGCTGCACAACCTGCTATCGAACAGAACCTTATCCCAGAGAAAGATGATTCCTTCGTCAAGTTTGGCAACTTCGGTGATCTTAAAAAAATTATTCAGTCCCGTCTATTCTATCCAGCGTTCATCACGGGTCTTTCTGGAAACGGCAAGACGCTCTCCGTTGAGCAAGCTTGTGCTCAGTTGGGTCGGGAACTGATTCGTGTCAACATCACCATCGAAACGGACGAAGA